AACCGTTTTCTCATATCGATGTCGATAGCTTCGTAATATTCATCACTAGCCACAGGCACACCAGTATCCTTTAACTCCTCGTGCAAGATGAGAGCATACGCTGCCATCTTTCGGTTGGTACCAAACCACGAATTTTTGTCTAACCAGTCGCGTGTTTTGGAATCAACTTCAGGCGCTTGAGGAGCCTGTTGTTGCGTTTGTACAGGATATTCTTTAGTTTGTAAAGGGGCAGGTTTAAAATTATTTACCTTATCCGCACGGATTGAGGCGGTAGTTAATTTTTCCTGTGCCTTTGTAAGTGCTTCAGAATCTCCTGCCTCGTAGGCATCTTTGTAAGCTCGCTTAGCATCTTCGATCTCCGATGCTACTACCATCTTAGCTTGATCAATCAATGCTGTTTGGTTGGAAGCCAGCGACCCTTGCAGGCGTTTGTTCTCCTCCACAACAGCTTGTGCGACCCGTACCGCTTCTTCACGCTCTCGGAAAGCCACTTCTTTTGCCCGACGCTCTTCGTGATAACCCTTATTCATGTGCGCAAGGCGGTCCTTCAGTTTCTGATCGCTGTATTTAGCGAGCTCATCATCAGTTACCGGCTTAGGCGCTTCACCTAAAGGAGTACGGTGGCGATCCTTTTCAGGGGTATCGTCAACAATTTCAATCTCTGTCTCAGGATCAGAATCAGGTTCAACTACACGGCCACCGGCACGAGCGTTTTTGGTACCTTCTTCGTCTGGAAACTCAAACTCAGTTTTTTCGATGCTCATGGTCTTTGTACTCCGCGCGGGTCTTGGATTACTGCTTCAACCGAATCATCATTAATAAGCCGCCATTCGGTATTGTGGATTTTCATCCGTGTACCACTGTTGGGGCGAACCAAAATGAAGTCGCCTACCTTGCAGCTTGGGCCGCTTGGGAAACGTTTCTCGTCGGTAAAGGCGTCAGGGCCCATTTTGGCTACAAACAACACGGGGGATAGAAGCTCCTCGTGGTGCATCATTTGGCTGGTTTTAATCAGTCCACTTTCTCCGATTTCTTCCTCGGCCTTGGGCAACATACACAGTAAATGGTACGTAACCGGGTCTGGAATCTGTCGGGCCTTTTCTTCATCTGTGGCATTGAGTACCCCAGACAAATCTACGGCGTTAACATTAAATTCTGACATTCGATTTCCTTACTTTCACGCATCGGGTTTAGCGTATTTCGGCGGGTAACCCCAGATAAACCCATCCAAACTCAGTCGTCCTGCTCTCCTGCTCTCAGGCGCGACACCATCTCAGTTACACGGATTTGTGCTCGGGAGATACCCCGGATTTGCCCGCATAACTCTTTGTACTCCGCGAAATCTGTTACTTTCCCGCCCGCGATGGCGGAAATAAGCATGTCTCGATCCTCATTAAGCTGCTTTGTCAGCAGGTCCATTACGTTTTGTTCCATTTAAACCCCTTGTTTTGGTGGTTGTCCGGCTAATTTTTGATTTAAAAGTGCGGCTTTATTTGCCATGTCTTGCTGGGCCTGTTGTTGCTTGATTGCCATTGCTTGTTGGGCGGCTTGGGCAGCCTGCTGAGCCTGCTGAGCGTTAATTTGTAGCTGCTGTTGGTGCTGTTGCTCAGCTTGTTGGGCTTCTTGCATTAGTTGCAGAGGATCAATCCCGCCTTTTTCGGCGTCAAGGGCCAATTTCTCACGATTGTTTGCAATATCGGCGTCCACCTTGCGAGCTTTGGTGTCAGCGTCCTGCTTTTTAATCTGAACTTCTTGCATTTGAAGCTGGAGGATCGGGTCTTGGGCTTGCTGGGCAGCTTGTTGCTGCGCTGCTTGGCCTTTATTGATGGTAAGCAACTGCTGTGCGGCTTGCGCAACCACGCGAGACAACTGAACTTCCAATTCTGGGGACAATTCAACGTCAGGAGTAGGCAACGGAGCGCCAAGGCGTTCTTGAATCTTCACGCGATATGCAAAACCAAGGTGCTCTGCAATGTGAGCCTGAATAGCAGCCTGCATTTGGGCTGCCATAGGGCTTTGACCAATAGCTGCGGCAATCATTGGGTCTTGCAGGAATGTACTGTGTACCGCAATGTGTGCTTCGTGGTCTTGGTAGATAAATGCTTTGTTTGGCTTGCCATTAAGGAAGGCCATATTCTCTGAAATAGGATCGCGGGGCTTTTGATCGTCGTCAATAGGAACCAATTTGTCAGCATTCTTAACGCCGAGTACCTCAATCATTTGGCGGTGCAGATGTGGAAGGTTGTAAATTTGCGGTGCGCTCTGGGCCAACTGAATAACAGCTTGGTACTGCATGATCCGCTGGGCCATAGTCGAACTGTTAGGGTCCGACACCGGAATAATCTCTACGAGGTCATAGTCCGATTGCTTTGCTTTACGATCGCCGCCTTCAGGTGTGTAGTTGTACTCTTCAGGGGTGTAGTCACGGATGATTTCTTTGAGAAGTTTGAACTCCTGTTTCATCGAATAGTGAACACGCGCCTGTACGGCAGACATGGTTTTCAACTGGCGCTCAAGCAGCGCAAGGGTTGTACCCACGGGAGCGTTAGCGCCCATGTCGCTAATGTTCATGTCGGAGATCGAACCTAAGCGACGACCTTCTTCAGTGATTTGGTTCAGCAACGCCAACAGAACTTGGCTTGGCTCCTTGTATGGCAGCGCCATGATGTTGTCGCGGATCGTTCCAGAGGCAACGTCCACATCTCGAAACTCGCCCGGGGCGATGGGTGTGTCGTCTCCCTTGACGCGCATGCCTTTAGTCTTCATGCCACCGGGCAAGTTTGACAAAGTACCAGCGTCAACCAACTGGCGAATCAAAGATGTACCAGCGCGCGCGTAGCCGCCGATCAAATGGATTAGGCCAAGGCCGTAGGCTCCAAAGCCGGGTACATATGTGTACTGCACAAAGTGCTGGCGCTTCTGTGAAAGGTCATCGTCTTTGTTCCAGTTACGGCGGATAGCTAATACTTCTGAAGTACCACGATCAATCGTAATGATGTAAGGAAGAGCAATGTCGTCTTCGTCCTCGTAGCCGGGTAGACTGTAATCGACGTGGATTTCAAGAATCTGATAACGCTCGTCGTCAGTCAGCGTGTAGCCTTGGCCTTCGGCTTTTTTCTTTTCAACGTCTGTATGAATTGGCTCAGGATCAGACAACTCGATGTCGCGGTAGAAACCGGCCACCTGTAATTTACGGATGTCGTTTTTGGTTTTACGCATTACATGAGTAACACGCTCGGCCGTCTGGGTGCTAGACGCGCCGTAAGGAATAATGATGTCTTCTGCAGGAATGTACATCGACACTTGACGCCCAAGTGATGGATCGTAGTAGACTTTCTTAAATGCAGAACCAGCCAAGCCCAAGCTATACAACATGCGCTCATGCTCAGGGCGGTACTCTAGCATCACCTCTGTTAATTGGTAGTTCATGTCATCGCGGACACGCTCTGCTGCTTCGGTGGTTTCTGGATTTTCTTCGCCAATAATGCGGGTCTTGACGGGGCCCTGCGCTGGGAAGCTTTCGGTAATAGTCTCTGATTGAAAACGGATGGCCGCTTCCGTAAGGATTGTGGAGTACACGCCACAGGCTCCTAGCCATGGCTCAGTGCGCTCTTCGTAATTCATGCCTAGGACGTCAAGTCCTTTTACATACATCTCAACCCAATCTTTACGAGACTGGATATCGGTGTCCACCAAATCAATTAATTCGCTGGCTAACTTTTGCAGTTCGCCGTCATCCATATCTTCGGCAAGGTTTGCATCAAACTCTTCTTCGGTCTGCGGCAAAATTTCAATTTCCATTCCGCCTGCTTTAATTGTTACCGATTCAGGGTCTTCGATCTCAATTTCTAAATCAGGCTCTGCGAGTCCCGCATCAATACCCATGGGGGCTTGATATAGGGATGGGCTCATGCTGTTGGTTGCCATAGTATTCTTTCGCTGGTTATCTTAATAGTAACTGTGTTTACGCCGAAAACTTTTTAACTCTTCCCGTTCGTCGGATTCTAATCTTAGGAAGCCGCCTTGTCGAAACCTTATCAAGGCTTGAGTGCTTGAGTCCACAAGGTCATCATGGTCGCCCATCGGGAAGGACGCCATCTGTTCAACTACTTCGCTGGCCCACCGGGTTTCTGGTGCCCACACTTTACCAGACCGGAACATGTCTGT